GTATGACTTGTGCCTTTTTAACTTGCTCTGGTATTTCTGTTTCTGCAAAATAATCTGTAGATATTCTAAATGGAAAGCCTATTGAATATGTATTGATGTAGGTATCTGGTTTTCTTACACCTTGTCTAGGCCATTGTAATGCTTGTGTATTTGTTACCCTCGCACCTAAAAATCTTTCTCGGTCAACTCTAATTGCAGCAGTAAATAAAGCTCTGTTTTTATTGTCAGTATTAGAACCATCCCATGCAGCCACATCATCATCTGCAACAAGACCCTCTATTATTGCATTTGCATCAGACAGTGTTATGTAACTGTTCGCTGATGCTCCTCCTACTGTTGCGTCTATCGAGATTGCCATTTTGTTTTACTTTGGTTTTCTTTTTTTTAGAGGGAGCAGAGACTACCAATTTGGCAGCCTCTTGTTCTCTCATACGCTTGAAAGCGAACATTCCCATTAGCTTGAAGCACCCTTAAGTGCAACAAAGTTAATAACAATCGCTTCACTTAAGTTACCAGCAGACGCATTAGTAACTGTTACCTTGAATGATCCAGCAGCAATAGTGGATACACCAACAAGATAAGAACCAGCAGTTCCACCAGAACCGTGGTTAACTACGACACAATCAGTAGCAGCGATTTTATCGTTGGTTACTGTAAATGTTACTTCAACACCAGCATCAAGCTGTGCATTATTCATAGTAATTTGTCCACTCTCTGTATTGAGAGTTACACCTGTAGATTTGTTTGTTGCCTGGGTTACTGTACCGCCTGTTGTTGGTCCAGCTAACTTACCAGCACTAACCTCGAATAAACTTGGCATGATTTAATTACCTTTAGTCTTGAGTTGATACGTTGGTAGCTCTTACGATACCAATGTTCTTTGTTTCATAGACCTTCGACCAGTTGCCTACAGTTGCCAGTTGTGTTCTATTTGGGTTTGTTGTTGTAACAGCCCACTTTGAACCAACAGGATGATATGTATAGTGTAGATCAATAGCCATAGCATCAGACTTTGCCAGGATGTCCCTGTCTGTCTCTGTTGTTAGGCCAGCTTGCTCGCCACTTGCTACTGCGCCAGCAGTAAAGAAATATGTACTGTACTCTGTTGAAGCACCACTACCAGTGGTAGAAACATCATCAGAAACAATAACTCTTAATCCGCAGTATGTTGGAACTGTATCGTTTCCACCAGCATATGCAGGGGCAATGGTACCACCTGATGCTGTTGCAGAACCGCCATTTCCATCAGTCGCTAAAACATAGTCAACCATTTTTCTCTCAACGAGATCATAGTAAACTTTGCTGTGCATACAAACTGCTGTAAGCTTGTCGCCTTGATCGCCAAGAATTGCTCTTGCCTTTGCAACATGCTTTGGAGATAAACCAGTTGGTGTATCACTAGATTCAGAATCAATAGTAAGACCAAAGAAAGCAGAGTTGCTGTCATTAGCATTTATTGAACCAAATACTCCATCAAGACAAGCAAGTAAATCTTTTTGTCTTTGGTTTGCAATGTAAGCACCGATCTTTTGACCGATTGCTGCCATTGGGTCTGAACCAGCTGCAAGTGCAGCTAAATCACGAGATTCAAACGCACGACCACGATGTAAGATAACCCCAACTTGTTTGTCAGTGGAAATCTTGCCTGGTGTTAATGAAGATGAATCTGAAAGAACCTCAAAATCGCCACTTAGGTTAGCGGAGAAAAAAGGTACATTAACGAAATCACCACCCTCTGTTGCATTTAGCTCTGCCATTGGTGCGACCACACCGCTTGCAAGGAATGAATCTCGCTGAGTGGTCTGTTCAATGACATACGGCGTAAATATCTCAGGGATGATAATATCACTCCTTAGAACTGCCATGTCCTGAAAAATAATTTTAACGGTGTGGGCGTAACCCTTTTTGGCCTAGCGTAACTTTGCCTTATAGCAACATACTAACGTGAATTTGCTATTTCAATCAACTTTTCGTGTATTTCTCTACCTTTAGTTTTTAAAATTCTACCCTGCTCAGACAAATTAAATGTTTCTTTTAGGTATGGTTTTAACATATCTTCTGAAAAACTGTCTGTTGATGGCCTAGAGATAGGCGCACCTCCACCAGTTGGTAATTTATTTTTTAACAGGTAAGGTTTTGTTTTTTCTAATTTATTTTTTACATATTCCTGTACTGGTAACTGTTCGTAACCATCAACCACAACTGGTATGCCTTCTTTAATCTGTATCTGATCTTTTGGTACAAGATTATTCAATACCAACTCGGGGTCATGCGTTACTTCAGATAAAGCTTGCATTGCAGGGGCAATAAGTTCAAGTTCCCTGTTTCTTGCGGTTAGCTCTTCAATTCTTTTTTTATCTTCAGCAGATTTATCTCTGTATTGCTGTTCTAATTTTTGTGTAGCTTCTGTGTACTTTCCTTCACTTTCAAGCTGTTCTCGTTCATGTTTTTGTTTAAACGCTAACAAAGACTCATAATCCTCTGGAACCTTAGTGTCTTTTTTTTGATTCTGAAGCTTGCCTATTAATTCGTAGTTTTTAGCCTCTAATTTTTTTATTGATTCTCTTAACTGTTCAACTTCTGTGTTGTTTGGTGTTGGCGGCGTAGCCACCTCTTTGGTTTCTTCTGACATAAATTAAAGCGTAGCCTTTAAAAATTAATATATCAGATTTATGACCATTTGACTTTATCAGCCCAAAATGCAGCACTCATTTTACCTTTTGCAATATTTTTTGCGTGTCTAGCCTTAAATGATCTTCGCTTTGCTTTATCTGCTTCAGATTCGCCTTGTCTTGGCGGTTTATTTTTTGCGCCCTGCATTCCAAAACGAATAAGCTTTACCTTGTCGCCTTCTTTAGCTAAAACAACATGGGATTTAGTTTTATGATTTGGTGTTCTTTTTGGTTTATTAAAACCAGCAAGACCAAATTTTTTTATCCTAGGGTCACTCATCTTTTTCTATATTTTTTGAATATGGCCATATCTACTGTTCTTGCCTTATCTCCTCTCATATAACTATTAACCCGACCCATTGCCCATGCAGCCATTGGTACATTTCGAGAACCACCTGAAAGATATGCACCTTGGCCTTTTCTGTACACTTCTGCAAGTTCCCCATATTTAAACTTTGTGCCTTCAGCCTTTTTCTTAAGACTTTTTTTTACGGCCTCGCTTAGTGGTTTTCTTCTGCTTTTTTGTGACATCTTGGGCAACTCTTGATTTTTGTACCGCTTTTATATCAATAAAAGCACCTTCTTTGTAAAGCTTTGCTGTTCTTTTAATCTCAGCAGCTTTTGCGGCAGGGTTTCTTGAACCTGACAAATACTTTTTTGCAATGCCAGTTTTTTTATCCTTAGGAACCCTTCTTAGCTTTCGCATCTTTCTTTGGTTTTGGTGTCTGCTTTGCTTTTTTTGCTTCAGACAATCTTTCAGCTAGTGACTTTCCCATTATTTTTTACCACCTTTTTTTTTCTTTTTTTTCTTTGTTGTAGGTTTCATTGAACCATAGTGTCCAGGCATTTTTTATTTGGCAACTATTAATATCATATCTTTTATTTTGTTTTCCGTCTTGTTTTTTTCTTTTTCTTACCAGCTTTTGACAAAGCAATAGCAACAGCTTGGCTTCTTGAGTAGCCTTCCTGTATAAGTTGCCTTATGTTGCCTGTAATTGTCTTTGGTTGACTCCCTTTTTTAAGTGGCATTTGGATATTTTTCGGCTAACTTCTTTAATGTTAGCTCTGTTCCATCATCTTTTATAATCAATCGTAAAGCCTCTCTTGGACTTTTCCTTTTTTTATCAATTAAATAATTAAAAAATTTCTTTTTACTACCTAAAGTTTTATCTTGTATTGACGGATTATCTCTCAACCATGTCGCATAGTTAGTATCTTGTGGCACTCTTCCAGTGGCACTTGGTCTGGTGTCAGGAAAACGTCTGCGTAAATCTTCATCATCTATTATTGGAACAGTAGTTGATCTGCAGTTAAAATGCTGTGGTGGTAAGGGTCCTTCATTATATTTAAAAATTCTGCCATCTAAACTGCCGCAGATTTTACTCGTTCTTGCATCTAAGGTTGCAACATATTCATATCTTTGCGTGACATCTTGATTGGCTGCATAGGTTGCCTGGCTGACAGCATTTTGTACTTGGTTGACAGATGTACGAACAATGGTCATAACTTGTGTATTCGCAAGTCGCATACCATCGCCAGCAGCAAGCCTTTGTGCCTTTGCTGTCATTGTTTGATTTGCACCGAACTGTAATCTTCCTCTTAACCTTCTTGCGATTTTTGGGATTGACTCTCCTTCTGTAATACCAATACGAATCTGACTTGATATAAGTTCTGCCTGTTTAGTTGATATACCACGAAAGGCCTTTGCCACAACTTCTCCACTTGGTAAAGTTATTGCAGAACCTTTGGCAGCAGTTAAGGAAAATGTTCTTTGAACAGTGGATTCTAAATCTGTTGGTAGTGTTAATATATTTACCTCTGTAGGGTCAGTAAAGACAATACTTTGCGCAAAATTAGGTGATATTTTTACAGTATTTACACCAACAGCACCTTTTGGTAATACTTTTTCAAGTTGATCTTTTACAAATTCTGTTTGAAATACAGCAAGGCCTTGTAGTTCATCTGCCAAATAAACAGAACTTGCATTTGACCAACTCTCAAGACTTTCTTTCATCTGTACCAACATAGCCCTTATTCTTGCGACAGTAGCTGGTGCTGTTACCTCATCAATAGTCGCCAATTTATTCGTCAAATCTAAAATTACATTGTTGTAATTCGTAACAATCTGTCTAGCAACTTGGTTGCTGTAGCGGTTTAAGTCAATCGCCTCTCTGTAAAAAGTTTCAGGTGTTGACATAAATTAAGCTGCATCTTGTTCTGGTTCATCTTGTTCTGCCTCTTGTCTTGGCTGTGCCATCTCAACCATACCGCCACTTTGTGTTGCCTCTATCTCTTCCTCAACATCAAACTCATCTCCAAGAACCTCACCCTCAGTAAGTTGGTCAAGAAGTGTTTTCTGTGTAATCGAACCTGATGTGTAAAGAGTAAGCAATGCTTGTATCTCTTGTGGCTCAAGTCTCTGTGATAGGAAGTCTCTGTTTACAAAACAACTACCAGCATCAGAATTTATGTATTGGCTATGAAACAACAAACAGTTATCAATCATATCTTGCATCTGTTGTGCCACAACCATCATTGTTGAATCGCCCTGCGACCTATCAATGCGTTTTGCCTCTGCTGTCTCTGCAGATAACTTTTGGCCAAGTACTGCTGCAAGACCAAGTTCATTTATCTGACTTTCCAATCTGTCTAACCTACGAAACTGCGCATCATAGCTTTTACCATCCGGTTCAATATATTCAGCCCGACCATCTGCTGGAAAAGCAATAGCCTCACCAGGACCAGCCGAAACCTCTTCAGCATTTTGCGGAAAGCCATAAAAGGCAAGCATTGGTACTGCTGAGATATGTAATTGGTTATCAAGATCAGATTGTATTTGGTATGCCTTTAAATTTAATTCTGCTATGTCTGACATCGGTGGTCTTGACTCAAGTAGGTTAACTCTGTTTGAGTAGGCTACTGAAAAAGGTATTTTATCCACTGGCATTGTACCTTCATCTATTTTTACAAACTTACCTGTCTTTGCTTTTCTGTGAATCTCAAAAGCACCAGGGGTAAGCAAACGTACTTGCTCTACAATCTTTTCGCCATACTCTCCGTCTGGTTCTGAGACCTTTTCAAGTAATCTAAGTTGCGAAAACTGCATCTCGCCGTCTATCATTTCTGTTCGCCAGCCAAGAATATCTCTTGGTGTGTAGGTTACCCAATATGGTCTACCATTATTTCCTGTTGCTGGCGCATCTACCAAGACACCAATATGACCATAACGAATCATTTTTCTGGCAGTCTCATATGTCCATACATTGAGATCATTACCCTGCAAGTCAACATCAAAAAGTTGTTCCCTTAAATTATTTCCTGTATCAGAAAGCCTTACTGGTTTACGAGTTAACATACCAGCCAACATTCTTTCTAACCTTAAAAAATAAGGAGGACAGACAGAACGAGCCAATCTGTTGTCATAACTCTCATCTAATTCTCTGGGTTCTTGCATTAGATACTTTCTATGCTTTGACCTCATCTGATATGTACCACCAAGTAAATCTTCTATTAGTATCCAATGTGGTTCTTGCTGAAACCATGTATTATTAGGGTCATTTATTTCTGTACCCCTACTACCTGCTGTCTGTCTGTTGTAATGACTATAACCAGAATACACAGTTTTGCTCCATTGTTTGTTTATAGTTTAGACAATAATCTTAATAAAGCCTAATACCAGTTTTGCGACCAGCCCTCATATGTAAGGGATTGAACAACCTCCAAGTTATGTAACCCAAGGCATCATTCATATGATCGTACCCTGCATCCTTGTCTGGTTCACCTCTTTCGTTATAACTTTGCAATTCTAAACATTCAATCAACTTTATTGCTTTTTTTGAAATCATTAATCTTGTTTCGCCTTTGCCATTCAGCAATAAACCTTGAACAGAGTTAACCCTATCTCTTACAGGGGGATTAGATAATGCAGATTGATTAACAAAACCATAACTTTCTAATATTTGGATGTCGGTCTTTGTAGCATTTGTACTTCTGTTTCCACCTGACGCATCAGGATAGATATATATTTTGTTGAAAGGGTATCTGCCTTTGATCTCCTTTGCGATGCTGTCGGTGTCGTGACTTTTTGCGATTTCATCTATAACCATAAATTTATTACCTACTGCCACACCAATCACTGCGTTCATGTTTCCAATGTTAAAGTCAATTCCAATTCGTAAAGGTTCATTATCATCAACATATGGATTATTCTGTAAAACATGAATTTTGCGATCAAACTTATCATAGACTTGCCCTGTGGTTAGGTTGCAGAAGTTTCCGTTTAGGTAGGCCTGGATGAGTTGTGGTGGGTAGTTTTCGAGTAATGAATCAATAAATCCCTCGGGTAGGTAGGGGTTATCTGCGGTTTTTGCTTTTATTAACCTAGTATCTTCTTTGGCGTTTTTTTCAAAAGTATCAAACGCCCATGAGTGACCTTCAGGTGTTGTGGTTGCGTAAAACTGTTGAACATTACCTGACCGCAGTCTAGCAAGTGCCATGTTCATTGCTTGTTCGGCATCCCGCTTTGCAACAGTATCTGCTTCATCAAAACCAACCGCACATAAGTTTTGGCCACGCAATCTTTGGTAGGTCAATATGGTTCTTAGCAAGATAGTGTGTACACCTTCTTTAAATTGCAATTGGTATTCGGGTAACGGACTAGCTCTAAATGTATATGGAATCTGCCATTCATCTAACAAGTCATTCATAGTTCTCATTAAAATATCCCGAAGCATTGGTGCAGTTGGTTCAAAAATTGCTGAGATATGACCAACATTCATAGATGCCAACAGTATTGATTTACTTACAAGTGCATATGTTTTACCAGCACCAAACCCACAGACCAAGGCTAATTTTCTATGTTCTGTATCTGCGCAAAACTTTTCTTGATGCGGTAGTAAATTAGATGTAATTCTATCTTGAACTGCCTTTGTAGAAGGTATATCAAATAGGCCATCGCCAAATAATACATGGCCTTTTTTAACTGTTTCAAGAATACTCATGAGCAAAGGTCAGCCAACTTGGCCGCTGTATTGATTGCACCAAGAGCAATATTAAGTTGACCATTCCTCCTGGCCTCCATCTGTAAAGTACTGCACTGACTCAATAAATCAGCAATCATTTGTGGCCTTTCTATATCCCAATCTGCTCGTAATTGTGTTCTTGCCTCTTTTAAATAATTATCAACAGTCCTCTTACTGACCCCCCAATTTGTTGCAGCGTATTGAATACAATCAGACCTTCTACCGCCATTGGCAATTATTCTTGCGCATCTTGCAATACGCATTTCTGTTTCTGCCTGTGTGGTTTGTGAAGCTGCCATTATGCTGGTTTTTCTATAAGGTACCCTGAGAAATCGCCAAATTTGAACCAGTTAATAAATTCGCCAGCAAGTTGATCTTCTGTAATAGGTCTTTGTACACCTGATAATGATAATTCTTTTTCAATTATCTCATCTGAATTTGTTCCAGATGCTTTTTTACCAGCAAGTGTAAGACGATAGAAAACAGTTGAAGCGTAGCCACCAATTGGTTCTAACTTGTCAAAGACAATAATTGCTCCTCCAGGTTTGCATTTCTCTCTTAGTCTTAGCATAAGATTAAATCTTTTGGCTGGTGGAATAAACATTAAACATAAAAATAAAACTGATAAATCAAAATCTTTTGGTATAAATGTCTCTGCCTTTGAACAGACAATCTCCCCTGGTGCCTTGTAAAGTTTAATCATTTCTTTACTAGGTTCTATGCCAATCAAGTGTGCTTTTCTTTTGGTCAGTATTGGTTCTAATGCTCTACCAATGTTGCCAGTGGATGCACCGAAATCGTAAACAAGACCATTTTCTGGAATATAGTGTCTTGCGACATGAAGTATTGCGTTTGTTGCTAGGTCATACCAAGGTAACTGTTCTCTTACATGACGATCAAAACCTTGTGCAACACCTGAGGTTTCAAAAGTCCAGTTTGTAGGTATATCCATATTTTAAAAATCCTGTTTTTCTAAAATAATTATTTGTTTTTTTATGTGTTCTAATTCTTTTTTTAAACGAAAGCCAACTAATTGACCTGACACAAATTCACCTAATAAACGATCAAGTGTTTCTTTTGCTTCTTGTATTGCTTCTAATGATTCTTTGTCCATTTAGATTTTTTCTAATATTTCTTTGGCTACAGTTTCAGCAACTTTGGCCATCATCAGTGGTGGTACAGCCCTACCAACTCGTTCCCACTTTTGGTACAGGTTACCATGCAAAATAAAATCGTCTGGGAAAGTACTGATTCTTTTTAGTTCTTGTATTGTAAATAATCTAGGTTCTGACCAATGGTATTTGTCCATGGTTCCCTGCACTACAGTATTGGCAACACGAAAAGGCGATTGCTTGACATGAGAAAAGAATTTGTTTTGACCAGTAAGTTTTAGTGCAGCTTTATAAAATTGATCGCCTGGTTTTGTTAGTTTCCATAACTTATAGGTTTCTGTACTAGGGTCAATATGTTTATATTCTTCAGATTCTTCAACACCTATTAATGCTTCGCCAACAGAATATTGATATGGTATTGGTTTTGGATGTGCTGGTTCTATGCAGAGATCATTTCTGACTCCTACAAAAATTGTTCTTTTTCTCATCTGTGGCACACCAAGCCATTGTGCATCTAAGACTTTACATTTTACGTTGTAACCACAAGCCCTAAGTTTTGTAAGTATTCGTTTGAAATAACCTTTTGCAGTACCTTGTACAAGACCAGCAACATTCTCTGCCACAAAAACTTTTGGTTGTAGACCATTAAGTATGCGAGCATATTCAAAAAATAGATCATCTACCCTTTGTGTTGTTTCGCTGTATTTTTTTTCTTTACCCCAGCCTTTCTCCCTTTTACCGCCAATGGAAAAAGCAGCGCAAGGAGGGCTGCCATCAAATAAATCAAGTTCGCCTTTTTTTAAGTTTATTTTATCTAAAATATCATCTGCATTTATTTTTCTGATGTCTCTAGGGTCAAGAAAACTGTTTGGGTGGTTGGCCTTATAAGTTTCTCTTGCAGATTCAATAAATTCATTTGCATAAACAACTTTATAACCAGCGATACGATAACCAAGACAAGAACCACCGCAACCTGAAAAGGTTGAAGCAACTTTAAACCCATTCCACGGAGTTGCTTTTATATCTACCATAGAAGGTATTTTGAAAACTGGTTTAGGCATAGACACCTTTTGCGATTCTGTTATAGATACCAATGGGAGATTTTGAATTAGGTTTATATTTAGAAATTACCGCATTGCCAACTGTTTCTGCAATCTTGCTGTCACCTAGCTGTAGGTTTGTATGAGGTTTTATTTTAAGGCAATCTAATTCAGGATAATGCATACGAATGACCTCTTTTTGCCGGGGCTTGTTTAATTCTTCCCAGTTTTTATTTATCCATAAAGAAAAAACAGAAGGCTCAAAGTATGGATTGCAAAGTTGTATTTCGTTTAGTTCGCATAGTTTTATTAATCTCTTGGTGCCAGCAGATTCTAAGTTTGAGAAATAATCTTGCCTAAATTTTTTAAACTTTTGGTCATCTTTTGAATAATGAATCATTGCTTTTTTAGAAAGACCAAAGTGTCCATCTGCAGCAACACCTGTCACAAGTGTCTCATCTTTAAATTCTTTCATTATTTTTATCAAGTAATAAAAAGGGAAAAGGCACTCTATGGCAGTTTTTTTCTTACAACCTACATTTTTTATAAGATGTTTTACTGTCTCAACAATCTCATCTCTATCTGTCGGTAACCATACAGGAACAAAAGTAAGATTAAATTCCCAAGCAAGTTTTCTTGCAGCTTCAAAATCTGATGAAAAATGTTTACCAAAAGTAAACGAATAAACCCTTACCTCTTTTCCTACATCAAGAGCAGACATAACGACAGATGATGAATCAATACCACCTGATGTTGCAATACAAATCTTCTTTGGTAGTGGTTTAATTATTTCTTGTAAAACAGTTCGAATATTATTTTGCTTTACCACTCCATTCATACCCACAACTTGGACATCTGTGTTCTGTTTCTATGTCATCATCAACATCTTTGAAATCCTCTGGTGCTTCTGCATCAGTTCTATCATCCATAAGTTCTGTCAAATCTTCGGGTTCAAACCAGGGGTCAATCTCATGTTCCATTGATAAGTGATGCAACATAGATGCATCCCAATCGGACAAGTCGGATGTTCTGTTGTCTGCAAGTGCCAGGCCAACTTTCTGATCTTCTGTGAGGCCAGTACGTTTTATCGCAATAATCTCTTTGCCATCAGATTCTATGACGCGAACATTTTCAAGACCAGCAGCTTTCGCACCTTCTACAGTTCCATTGCCAGCAAGTACACGACCATCTTCATCAATAACAATTGATCTTGCTGCACCATATCTTTCTAATGATTCTTGTATAAGAGAGGCAGAACGATCTGTTCTTTTTCTTGCGTTCTTATGGTCTGGTTTTAAGTCGTGAATTTTTGTCATGTAATTAATTTTTTAAAGGACCTAATTGTTTGACTAACATTTTGTAAGTTTCCATTGGTGTCATATTTAAAGATTTTGCAAGTTTGCATAATCCTTTTAGATTTTGTGGTGCTTCATTCCATGTATCAAATAACTTTGTTTTTGTCAT